TACGTTGAGTAATGAAAGAAGATAGTGTGATGTTAAATGCGGTGATGGCTGTGATCATTTACATCCTGCAGGCAGGACCGATCTGAAAGGAGGCGAATGGAAATGAAGCTCGGAAAGACGAAACTAAAAAGAATGTTGTCAGAAGAGACAGGGATTTTGCCGCAGGATATTGCGGATTTTGGGAAGTATGAATATTACGGGAATAAGGAGCAGTTGTCAGTCGGTGGTCATACGCTGACAGCAGTTAACGGAGTGATCAAGCTTCACAGTCCTTTTGTATACGGTGATAGAGTCGTGTACAGAAGCCGTGAAATAAAAAGAGCGCCCATAAATGAGGCGGCAACCTCTGGGCGCATAGTTAAAAGATCAACTTTATTTTAGACGAAAAAGAGGGATTTGTAAAGAAATGAAAACTGTAAAGGTAACAACTGACAATAAAGTGTCCATTATTGATGTGGATTTCTCTGATTTCAAGAGCATTCAGCAAGCAATTGGTGGTTCTTTTGAGACGGTCCATACTCAACTCATGGCGGATTATTTCAAAAATCCGTCCGTGATTATGCTAGTCGATGAAGAGGGGCTTGTTAAAGGACTTTCGGAGAATGCATTAGGGTGCGCATTGTATGGAACGGCAAGGCATGGTTGTCCTATTGTTGGGGACTTGATTTTTGGTATTGTGGTGGGAGAAGACATTGTCGGTCCGGAAAATCCAGAAGCAATGATAGAGAGGCTGATTGGTACATTTATCGGATTAAAAAGGGTATGAAGTGAGAGGAGATTAATATGAACGAGTTGACATTAAATGTGAAGCAGAATCCAGGGGTTATCGAGTTGAATTTTGATGAGATCGAAAAAGCTCTGGATGCGAAACTGGCGGAGTATAAAGGTGCGGTATTTACCGAGGAAAGCAAGAGCATCGCAAAATCAGAGGTAGCCAACCTCAGAAAGCTGAAAAAGGACTTTGAAGATGCGCGGAAGGGCGTAAAGAAAGAATGGATGAAACCCTATGAGGACTTCGAGGCGAAGATGAAGAACTTGACTGAGAAGATTGATGAACCCATCTGCCTGATTGATTCTCAGCTGAAGGACTTTGAACGGAAGAGAAGAGAGGAACGGCGTGAGAAGATCAAGGAAATCTATCAGGAAATCATTGGTGACATGGAAGAGTACTGTGACCTTGGAAGAATTTACGACACAAAATGGGAGAATGCCACTACAACCATGAGATCTATCAGGGAGAGCATAGCTACTGCTGTAGAGAGTGCCAGAATTGCAGTAAGCACTATTTCCGGGATGCAGTCAGATGCTGTGGAAAAAGCGCTTGAGATTTATAAGGATTCTCAGGATATGGCTAAGGCAGTTGCCTACATAAACAATTATGAACAGCAGAAAGCTGAGATCATGCGCAGGGAAGAGGAGCGCAGACGTCAAGAGGAAGAAAGGAGGCGTCTTGCTGAGGAAAAACGGATCCGTGTAGCAGAAAGAGAAGCTATTGAGCGAGAAGCGAGGATCCGGGAGCAGGCGCGTCAGGAAGCAGAAGCAAGAGAATCCCAGGCCGCAAGACAGGAAGCGGCAGTTGCCCCGCTTGAGACCGAAAAGTCTGGTGGTGATGATGTGATGCCGTTTGTGCAGCCGGACACCCGGACTGTGTTTTATCATGTGGTGGCATCCGATGAAGATATCCAGGCTATTGATATGGCACTGGATAGCATTGGAGTTTATTACGAACGGAGGGACGGATAATGCAGGAAGGACAGGCAATGCTTCCAGGAGCACCGAAGATTTACGCGGCTATTGCAGGTGTGATCAATGACATCGGCGTGGTGTCCAAGGATAAGGTTAATAAGCAGCAGGGCTTTAAGTACAGGAGTGTGGACGACGTTTATAGCGTCCTGAATCCCGCTCTGGCAAAGAACAAAGTATTTATTCTTCCGGAGATTTTGGACGAGACCCGGGAGATCGGAACGAGCAAAAGCGGAGGCAGGGTCACTTCTGTCATTCTTAAAATGAAATATACGGTATACGCGGAAGATGGATCCCATGTTGAGACCGTCCTCAAAGGTGAGGCTATGGATACAGGGGATAAGGCTATTAACAAAGCCATGGCGATCGCATATAAGTATCTGTGCTTCCAGCTCTTCTGCATTCCGGTTGAGGATATGGCGGATCCGGATGCGGAGATCCATGACATGGATGGGAAGACGACCCAGGAAAAGAATGCTGGAAAAGGTAAGACATCAGCACCCGCTGCAAAGAAGCAAGAATCGGCAAAAGCTCAGCCGGCCGAAAATAAAGAGGGCAATCCGGAGCAGAAGAGAGGTGCTGCGCAGGAAAGCGAAGACAGGAAGGTAACTGAGGTGATGGTGAATACGATCCGCGCTGAGCAGAAGCGGACCGGTGTGTCGGATAAAATGATCCTTGATCGGTTGCATTCAAAGGCAAAGAGCATCGAAGAAATGACTGTAGAGGAATTTAAGCAAGCCATGAAGATTTTTGAAGTAACAAAGGATTTAAAGCGGGAGGCATCAGATGAGCATAAATAGTGTGAATTTAACAGGCCGTCTCACCAGGGATCCGGATGTGCGGTACACGGATGGCGGGACAAGCATTGCGCGGTTTACCCTTGCGGTAGACCGCCGCTTTAAACAGGACGGCGGACCAACGGCAGACTTCCCCAGCTGTGTCGCTTTTGGAAGGACAGCGGAATTTATTGAGCGGTATTTCCGCCAGGGCATGAAGCTGGAGCTGACTGGCAGGATTCAGACTGGATCTTATACAAACAAGGACGGTGTAAAAGTATATACAACGGATGTGATCGCGGAGCAGGTCGGATTCGGGGAGAGCAAGAGTTCGTCGCAGGATTGTGGAGCCCATATGGAGTATGGCGGAGGCTTCGGACAAGAAGATGGAGACGGATTTATGAATATCCCAGACGGGATTGACGAAAAACTGCCGTTTAATTGAGGTGATGTGAATGATTATACAGATTGACAGCAGGGAAAAGGCGCGGGCGATCACGAAGATCGTGGCGGAGTTTGACCGACAGAATATTACGCATCCGGTATCAAAGCTGATGGTCGGGGATTACATGAACTATGATAATCCCCGGCTGATTATCGACAGAAAGCAGAACCTGTCAGAGCTGTGCAATAACGTCTGCAACGATCATGACCGGTTCCGAAGGGAGCTGATCCTTGCACAGAAAAATGAGATCCAGCTAGTGATCCTGGTGGAGCACGGGAAGGGGATTACCTGCCTGCAGGACGTGGCATGGTGGGATAATCCCCGCAGATGGAAGAGACAGCGAAATCGGGTCACTGGAAAGTGGGAGGATGTCGAAACAAAGGCTATGACAGGCGATGTATTGTATAAAATTCTCTGTACTCAGGAACAGAAGTATGGTTGCCGATTCCTTTTCTGTGATAAGGACGAGACGGGAAAAGAGATTATTCGGATTTTGATGGATGGACTATGAACAGTGAAGAAATTAAGAAAACTTATAGCATGCGAGATATTTTAGGACGGTATGGGATGCAACCGAACAGAGCTGGCTTCATCTGCTGCCCATTCCATAAAGAGAAAACCGCATCCATGAAGATCTATCAGGACAGCTATTATTGCTTCGGATGTGGCGCACATGGGGATATTTTTGACTTTGTAAGCCAGATGGAAGATATCACATTCCGGGAAGCATTTTTCAATCTGGGCGGGACATACGAGCAGAAAAAAGAGACGTTCGGCGAACGAATGTCGCGGTATCACGCCCGGAAAGAGTGGGAGATGCAGCAAAGGCAGAAAGAGAATCTGGAAGAGCGGCGGAAAGTCAATAGCGAGCTGATCGACATATATCGAGACTGTCTGATACTTACAGTGCCGCTTTCTGATCTCTGGACGGAAAGCTATAACAAGCTGCAGTATCAACTGTATTTACACGAAGTTTTAAATGAACCGAGGTGATAAGGAGCGATATGAAACCTTTAAACAGTTACGATAAAAAAGGAATCCTGGCAGAGGAAGTCTTTGTGGAAATCTTTGAGCAGGAGGATGCTATAAGACGGGCACAGATGCTCCTTTCCTTTCAGGATCGTGCAAAGGAGCTCGGAGTAAAAGGGCAGTTTGACACAATGGTGAAAGCATTCGAAAAAGCTGAGAAGGAAACTCAGCAGAAACAGCGGCAGAGTCAGACACTCATTGAAAACTGGACGAATTTTACTGGGAAGTACGACTCTATGAAGTGCGGATCCTGGCTTGCCGCAGACAATGGTATACGGACATTCAATAAGGATTATTCCAACGAGGTGATCGTCTGTTACCATCCAATCATGCCGATCGGAAGGATGCGGAACCTGGAGACAGGGGAAGAACAGATCCGGCTGGCGTATAAACGTAATCACCGCTGGACAGAGATTGCCGTCCCAAAAGATATTATATCTTCGGCAAGCAAGATTGTCTCGTTGTCCAAGCTCGGTGTAGCAGTCACATCCGAAAATGCAAAATTGTTGGTGAAATATCTGTCGGACGTAGAAAATATGAACGATGACGAGATCCCAATTCAAAGATCGAGCGCAAAACTAGGCTGGATCGGAGATGGTTTTCTGCCGTATGATACGGAGATTATTTTTGATGGGGATATGGCATTCGGACAAGTATACGAGAGTATCCGAGAGCATGGAAGCTGGCAGGAGTGGCTGGAGCATGTGAAGGCATTACGCAGGACAGGGCGGTTGGAGATCAAATTTTCTCTAGCAGCATCCTTTGCAAGTATTCTAGTCAACCGTTTAGGTGCTCTTCCGTTTATTGTTGATCTTTGGGGCGAGACGGAAGGGGGAAAATCTGTCTCCATGATGCTTGCGGCTTCGATTTGGGCGAATCCGGACAATAACCAGTACATAGGCGATTTCAAGACAACGGACACACAGTTGGAGATTCGCGCGGACTTACTGAACCATCTTCCTTTGATGCTGGATGATACCAGCAAGACTAGCAGTCGGATCAGAGATAATTTCGAGGGCGTCGTGTATGATTTGTGTTCTGGGAAGGGCAAGAGTCGATCCAATAAAGAACTTGGAATCCGCCGGGAGAATCGATGGAAGAATACGATCCTTACAAACGGGGAGCGCCCATTGACGTCCTATGTGTCGCAGGGTGGCGCGATTAACCGTATTCTTGAGATTGAATGTGGTGAAAAGGTATATCAGGACCCACAATATACAGCGGAGCTGCTCAAAAAGAACTATGGATTTGCCGGGAAACGGTTTGTGCAGGTCATAAAGAAGATGGGCGCGGAAGAACTCAGGGAGATACAGCAAAAGCTTCAAAAGGAGCTATTCAGCGTTGATAAAATGCAGAAACAGAGCATAGCCATGTCGGTCCTGTTGCTGGCTGATCGGATAGCAACGGATCATATCTTTTATGATGGAGAATATATCAGTGTACAGGAAGCTGAAAGCGTCCTTGTGGATAAGAGTGAGGTGTCAGAGCATGAGCGTTGTTACCACTATCTGCTTGACAAGATTAACATGAACCGGCAGCGTTTTGATGCCGCGGCAACGACGGAGCAATGGGGGATTATTAGCGAAGGATATGCAATCATGTACCCTCAGGCTGTGAAGGAGCTGTGCCGGCAGGGAGATTATTCCTACAAGGCATTCCTCAACTGGGCGGATAAGCAGGGAATTATCCAGACAGACGGCAAGAACCAGACAAAGCTGAAGAAGATCGACGGCAAGCCGGTTCGCTGCGTATTCTTGCAGCTGAACGAATTCCAAGACAAGGACGGATTCGAGCCGACGGATGTATCGCAGGAAGAGCTCCCGTTTAAATAACGGTAACAAAGTAACAGGGGTAACATTCGAAAACGCCTATATATATCTGAAATATATGTATATATATCGTTCCGCACCCTATAAGGGAAAAGAGGTGTTACTAATGTTACCGCTCGGAAAAGTGCTGATAAACCTAGTAAATACGCGGGTTTGCGTGGTAACAAATGCATTTGTTACTTTTTGAAATATCGTGTTACAAAACAATGTTCTTGTTACTTTTGGAGGTATTTATGGATAAAAAAGTGAAAGACCTGCATGAGAAGATCACAGATGTGTATAACACCATGTGGGTAGCGTATAAAAAATATCTTGAAGATGGGTATGTGCGATATATCAATGATGCCGCCTCTGATTTAGAAAAGAAATATCAAGACGATCCAGTGATCATGCAGTTTATTTGGTACCAAAAAGCATCATGGTCGGGACCAGTAGAGCAGATTAAGGAGTGGTCGTGATGAAAAAAAGAAAGAGGATGCAAAGCAGGTAAAGGCAGACGATGCAAAGATCTGCTACCTGTGCGGTGAGCTGATTGTCGGAGATTATGAATATGTTCGTACAAAACGTCGGACAGAGATGTATTTCCACAAAGGCATGAAATGCAGAAAGGGAAAATGATGGACGAGACAAGAGAAACTAAAAGAAATGTAATCCGGAGTATCCGGAAAGGCTCTGTTCAGTGGAGCGAAGAAGACCGGCTTAAAGTTGCAACATTGCTTTTAAAGGCTGGGTATGCGGTAAAACTGAACAGACAGCCGATTCCAGGAAAAGCATCCGGAAAGACGCAGCAGATGGAATATGTGATTGAATACTGGGAGGAATAGGCGTGATAAAGAAGAAAGGCATGAACCCAGCGTTGGCACGAATGACGCAGATCCAGAAGGACAACATGCTGATCAGCTTAGGAAGATTTATTTTCCGATCGCAGAGTCCTGGAAGCTAATTCGGGAGTTCTGCGATGCGACAGGGACGCCCGTTGAGTGCTTCAAAGTGCACGAGCGGGCGCAGGATATATATGAGAGATCAGATAAGACGCAGTTCGCCACAGAGATTGTGTCAGCTACGGTGAATCTTATAGACCGTCTCATGAGAGAGAATGGAGGTACAGCAAAAGAATGGAGAAAGTAACGATTGATTATAATCGTCTCTGCCTAGAGTTGGAAAAACAGGGTAAGACAAAAGCAGATTTATCTAGGGACATGACGAAGAACAAGAACTTCGTCGGCTTGATGGAAAAGAATCCGGATCAGCCAGCGGAGGTAGAACGGCTTATGTGTCTGCTGCTCGGATTGGAACAGGGGAGTCTGATCAAGCAGGAGGAAGCAACTGGATCACAGGGAGAAATCAAGATACTGGAAAACCTGCACAAAGAAATGCGAGAAATCCATCAGGCTATTATAGAGTACGGGGAGCTTATCGAGAAAATTTGGAGTAAAGTTCATGCAAATACCCTTCAGCTTGAGAAAGTAAAGGAAGATGTTAAGGAATGTGCACAGGTGCTAAAGATGACCGATTACGACAAAGCAGTTCGTTTTTTGAAAGAGACATTGGCAGGCGGTCGGATCGATGGCGCGGAAGTATTGAGGATGGCAGATGCTACAGGGATCAAGAGAGCGGATCTCAATAAAGCAAAGAGAGATATCGGTGTAGACACAGCACAGACAGGATACGGTAAAAATCAAAAGATATGGTGGTTTTTATCTGAGTAAAAAAAAGAAAGGAGTCAGCCTCCGGCCGGGGCAATGGTATACCGGGCTTCTTGCGAGAGATGAAGAGAGATTTGATAATAGACTGCTTTGCCGGTGGAGGTGGGGCAAGCGTAGGAATTGAGATGGCGCTGGGGCGATCGGTCGATATTGCAATCAATCACGATCCGGATGCAATTCTGATGCATAAAACGAACCATCCGAATACATTACATCTGACAGAAGATATTTTTAGGGTGGATCTGAAAAAATATGTGAAAGGCCGGCATGTGGCTCTTATGTGGGCATCGCCGGACTGTACGAGCCATAGCAAGGCGAAAGGGGGGAAACCCCGTGAGAGAGGTCTAAGGATCCTTCCGTGGGCCGTGTATAAGCATACGAAGGCTATCCTACCGGATATAATCCTGATGGAAAACGTGGAAGAGATTCAACAGTGGGGCCCGCTTGACGCAGACGGACATCCGATCAAGGAGCGCCGCGGAGAGGATTATCAGAAGTTCATAACAGCCATGAAGTCTCTCGGATATGTATTTGACTGCCGGGAGCTTGTGGCAGCAGACTATGGAGCGCCTACAACACGGAAACGTTGGTACGCAATATTCCGGAGGGATGGTCGGGAGATTGTCTGGCCGGCACCGACACATTTCAAGGATAGAGAACCACACTGGAAGGCATGCGGAGATTACATAGACTGGTCTGATTTGGGACGGTCTATATTTGATAGACCGAAGCCACTGGCAGATGCGACTATGAAGCGAATTGCAAACGGAATTCGAAAATATATCATTGAAAATCCTGCACCATATATTGTAAAGGATGGGGGAAAACTGTTTGTTTCATATTTGGACAAGGCATATGGCGGAAATTATGCAGGCTGTGGGAGCGACTTGAGTAATCCGTGTAGTACTATAACAACTGTGGATCATAACCGACTTGTAACTGCATTTTTGAGCCAATACCACGGAGAGACAAAGGCTGGAGAGTCCCGTGGGCAACTTCTGACGGAGCCAATAAAGACCATAGATGCCAGCAATCGGTACGGACTCGTAACCGCATTTATTACAAAGTTCTATAAAAGCGGGATCGGACAGGGATGCGATGAACCGTTACACACCATTACAACATCGCCGGGGCATTTCGGACTGGTGAATGTAGTGTTGGATATTGAGGAAGAAAAGTATATCCTGAATGACATCTTCCTCAGGACGTTAAAACCGGAAGAACTGAAACTGATGCAGGGATTTCCGAAGGATTACATCATTGACCGAGATTACAGGTGGAAATCATATCCGATTACAAAACAGGTGGCACGGATTGGGAACAGTGTTGTGCCGATTATGGCACAGAAACTGGTAGAAGCAAACTGCCAGTATCTGAAGGTTGGAGAACGGTTGCCGAACTTCCGAACAGAGGAAGAAAGAAGTGGGCAGATTAGGTTTGCTTAAGTTATTCACGAGTTGAGTGAAAGGAGAGCGGAGGTGAAAAATGAAACAAAAAGCATAGTAACGATCATTGAAGAGGTTTGTGAGGACGTTTGCGAAAACTACTGTGAGTACAGAAATACGATAGACGACTACGGTGAGTGTGATGTGCAACGAGAGAGCGGCGAATGTCCGTTAGATCGGTTGAATTAAGTTGATTTTAATGGAGAGGTAAAAATGGAAAGCGATGCGGGAAAAGACGAATCACGGAAACGAATGTACAGAAAGTGTTACGACGTAGAGAAACTGAAAAAATACGTGAATGAAGGAAAGTCGAACGTAGAAATAGCATATTTGTTAGACATATCAGTAGCAACGGTTATAGCTGGAGTGAAAGCGTATGGATTAAAAGGGATGCGGAAACGTGGCAGACCGAAAAAGGAGCTGATACATTGAGCAATACAAACGAACCTAGCGCTGCCGCGCTGATCCGGGCGCAGGGGCAGCAGATCCGGCGGGAGACAGCGTGGGAATATTTACAGAGACGATGTGGATTAAGGGGTGATGCGGGTGGAGATAACAAAGGAGCTGCTCCAGGGATACCGGAGTAAAAAGGATGAGATCCTGGAGCTGGATTACATACTCAAAAACCGATGGAGAGATGAGGGGTTGATAGGGAATGACGTAATCTTTGATTACAGCAAGGGATATCCCATGCCACAGGGTGTGGTAGGATTCGACAAGGAGAAGTATGATCGCCTTCAGGACCGGGATCAGCGACGGAAGGAGCAGCTGGAGCAGGAATGTGTGGAGATAGAGGAATGGGTGGAAGCGATAACTGATAGCATTACAAGGCGGATCTTCAGGATGTGCTTCGTCGAGGGGAGAAAACAGAAGGCGGTTGCGAAAGCGGTACATTTAGATCAGAGCCGTGTGAGCAGAAGAATTGATGATTATTTAGAAAACGCATAGCACGCATAAAAAGCATATGTATAATAATACTAGAGCCAAAAGGCAAAGCGCCTGCGGCTCTTCCCCCTACTCTTGCATAAACCAAGTAAAGACGTCCTGCATTTGCGGGGCGTTTTTTGATTTAAAGAAATGCGTATAAAATGCGTATTTACTATTGACAATGGATATATTTATGCGTATAATATACGTATAAAGAGAAAGGAGCTTGCTTAATGAAACGTAGAGAATTAGTTAAGTTGCTTGAAGATAACGGGTGGTATATAAAGAGAAATGGTGGAAACCATGACATATATACGGATGGTCATAGGAGCGAACCCATTCCGAGACATCCAGATATCAACGAGAGACTTGCAAGAAACATTATTAAGAAGTTGGGACTGAAATAGTCCCACTTTCTTGAAGTTTTATTAAGTGAGAACGCGTTTATATGTGTGGAGGAGGAATCACAATGAAAGAAGGAAGAAGGGCATATCCTGTTGTAATATCGAAAGAAGATGATGGATTTTTCTATGTGGAGATCCCGGATTTTGATATTGCGACACAGGGAATGGATATTGCAGACGCAATGGAAATGGCAAGGGATGCAATCGGTCTCATGGGAATAGACTTGATGGATGAAGGAAAAGTACTTCCGGAACCCAATATTGCAGGAATTAATGCGGCAAAAGAAGATATTGTAACATTAGTTGATGTTGATTTTGTGGAATACAGAAGAAAGGTGGATAACAAAGCGGTAAAGAAAAATTGTACGATTCCATACTGGATGAATGTAGAAGCAGAAAAAGCTGGAATCAACTATTCAAAATTGCTTCAGGATGCGATTATGAGCGTTCTTGGAATAACAAAAAGTGCTAACTAATTCTCTAGTTATATAAATTGTGAATAGCACCCTTCGGGGTGCTTTTCTCATACATAATTCCATTTCCTGTGCACATACTATCCCCGAGGTGATGGTATGAACAAAAAGCAGCAGGAGCAGGAAAACAGACAGAAGAACTTGAATAAGTTCAACAGCATAACGGAAAAGGTAAAACCGGAGAATCAGAACCAGACACACAATGTCCGGTCTGAAGCGGTGGAGCCGAAGAACAGACAGGTATAAGGCATCCGAAAGGGTGCTTTTCTAATGCAAAATTTTAAGTAGAGGAAGGTGGTGACGTGGCGAATTATGAAAACATAAAAGATAAAGGATTTGATCATCGAACAACGGACGAACTACGGATTATTACATCAAAAGGAGGTAAAGCAAGCGGAGAAGCGAGGCGTCGGAAAGCAGATTTCCGGAAGACGCTGAACATGCTGCTTACTGCTGAAATAGATAGTGAAGAATGGAAGCCGGTTCTAGAGGCACTTGGTGTTGAGTGTACTTTAGAGTCAGCTCTTTTGATGGCGCAGATTAAAGAGGCGTTGGCTGGAGATACGAAGGCAGCCACCTTTGTTGCAAAATACTCTGGCCAGTCTTCTGAACCTGACGAGAACCGGTTGAACCGTGAAGCAGATACAGAGCTTAAGAAAGCACGCAAGCAGGCGGTTACTGGTGAAAATGAAACGGAAGAGGCTCTTGATAAACTGGATCAGATACTAAAAGAGGTGCGTGATAATGCAGTTAAGCAAGAAACAGAATGAGTATATTGTGAATGCGACGCATCGTTGGAATATTAAATCCGGAGCTGTGCGATCCGGAAAGTCTTATGTCGACACTGCGTTTGTGATTCCTTTCCGGATCAGAGAGCGTGCAGGCAAGCCAGGATTAAATGTGATTCTTGGCGTATCGAAAGAGTCTATCGAACGAAATGTTTTGCAGCCGATGCGAGAGATTTACACAGACAAGTTGATCGGAACGATTAACAACCGGAATGTAGCGCGGATCTGTGGAGAGGATGTTTACTGTCTAGGAGCAGAGAAAATTAGTCAGGTGGCAAAGATTCAAGGGGCATCCATTAAGTACTGCTACGGAGACGAGGTGGCAAAGTGGAACAAGGAAGTGTTCCAAATGTTGAAATCTCGTCTTGATAAACCATATTCCTGTTTTGATGGATCATGTAACCCGGAGCATCCTACACACTGGCTAAAAGAGTTTCTGGATAACATAGAGCTGGATATTTATTTGCAGAGATACACCATTTTTGACAATCCTTTCTTGCCAGAAGAATTTGTGCAGCAGCTCTGCAAAGAATACGAGGGTACAATCTATTATGATCGGCTTATACTAGGAATGTGGAAACGTGCAGAGGGGGCAATCTATAAGCGTTTTGCGGATAATCCGGATGCATACCGATGTGAAGTTGTGGAAGAGCTGAATCCGGATGCAGAAGTGAAGCAGTTCAGGAAGGAAGATATCACATCAATAGAGATTGGTTTAGACTTCGGTGGAAATCAGTCCGGTCATTCTTTTGTTGCCAGAGGATATACAGACAATTACAGAGATGTAATTGCACTAAAATCCCGTAGAATCATGGCAAAGGATGAAAATGAGGATATAGACAGCAATATGCTGGACAAGATGTTTTGCGACTTTGTTGGAGAAGTGATTGAAGAATATGGGGTTGTTATCCGACACGGAGATTATGTGGAATATTGCAATGTGGAAACCGTTTATTATGATAATGCGGAGACGGTTCTTGGAAATTCTATTCGGAACGCAGTGGAGAAACAGTATCCTTGGATATCGGTTCGTAAGGCAAAAAAAGCAACGATAAATGACAGAATCAGATGTACCGTCAAGCTCATGGGAGCAGGGCGGTTTTTTATTACAAAAGACTGCGAAAGCTTGAAGACGGCATTTTCGGATGCAGTTTGGAATAAGGATGTGAAAGATAAGGATGATCGCCTGGATGATGGCAGCACAGATATCGACAGTTTGGATGCGTTTGAATACACGATCGAGCGTGATATGAAATACCTGATTGAAGAGGTGGAAGATGTTTGAGGGATTAAAAAGATTTTGGAAAGGATTTATGCGTATGTTTGGATATACGACATTAAAACAGATCGTTGGTAAGGATATTACTCTTTCTGACAACATGATCAATGCCATAAACCAGTGGAAACAGATGCTGAATGGACAGGCAGACTGGATCACTGACAGTATTGTGTCTTTGGGCATAGAAGAGGGTATTTGTAGGGAATTTGCAGATTGTGTTTTGGTAGAGATGGAAACGAACCTTAGCAATGAGCGGCTGGACAAGATTTATCAGAAGAATATTTCAAGTCTGAATGAGAATCTACAGGAAGGTCTTGCACTTGGATCATTTGTCCTGAAACCGCTCGGAGAAGCTACTGCTGAATTTATATCTGCGGATAAGATCATTCCAATCAGCTTTGGAGATGATGGAAAACCGAATGATATAGCTTTTCTGACAGTGAAGAAAGTCGGAGATACGAATTACTTCACGCGGTTTGAAAGACATTATTTCATAAACGGAAATTTGACCATAGAGAATAAATGTTTTCATTCTCAGACAGCAAGTGATATCGGTCTTCCGTGTAGTTTGGAAGCAGTAGAAGAATGGTTGAACATCAATCCGGGACCTGTTACATATCCGGGAATGAATCGAATGGATTTTGGTTATTACCGGAATCCGATTAAAAATAAAGTTGACGGTTCGGCATGCGGTGTCTCTGTATACGATTCGGCAACAGATCTAATTAAAAAGGCGGACATCCAGGGGGCAAGGCTTGACTGGGAGTATGAATCTGGGGAACGCGCCATCCATGTCGATGGCAAAGCATTAAAACAGGATAAATCAACCGGAAGATTTGGAATGGCAAGGCTTAATAAAAGGCTTTACCGAGGTTTGAATTTGGAAGCAGGGAAAGATCAGGAGCTTCTGAAAGAGTATTCTCCGGAAATGCGAGACGAAGCCTTTAAGCGTGGACTTGAAGAGTATAAGCGAGAAATTGAATTTTCTGTTGGCTTGGCTTACGGAGATTTATCGGATGTGCAGGAAGTCGCTAAGACAGCAACAGAGATAAAAGTATCAAAGAACCGGAAGTATAACCGGGTAACGGCAATTCAGAACAATCTGTATGATTGTTTGGAAGATTTCGCCGCAGGACTTGCCTTTTACAACAGCATGTTGAATTCCGGGTATGAGTTTTCCTGTAAATTCAACGATTCTATTTTGACAGATGAAGAGACAGAAAGAAAGCAGGATATGGCAGATGTGGCGGCAGGCTTTATGCATCACTGGGAATATCGTATGAAATGGTACGGTGAAGATGAAGAGACTGCAAAGGCAAATGTTCCGGCGCAGAATCAAGTTATGGAGTAGGTGATCTAATTGCGAGGAGACTACAAGAAACGGTTGTCCCGTCAGATCGAGAAACACTTCTCTGATCTAGAAATTCGGATCATGGAAGATATCGTTCGCCGGATCCGAAAGACGGGAAAAATAACGAGCACTGCTGACTGGCAGATAAACAGATTGCGGATTCTGGGATATTCTTCTGAGGACATTGAGCAGATGTTGAAAGAAACACTGAATAAATCTTATCCGGAGATGTTTGAGCTATATGACAAGGTAATAGACTGGGAATATGTTCGGAATAAGGAAGTATACGAACAGGTTAATGCAGAATTTATTCCTTACGAAGAGAATGAGGAGTTGCAGCAGATTACAGAAGCTCTTATTCGGCAGAGCGGAGATGATCTGCAGAATATTACAAAGTCTTTGGGGTTCTATCTTGATTACGGTACCGGAGAGAAAGTTCTTACTCCACTGGCGCAGGTGTATCAGAAATATCTTGATGCTGCTTGTATGGATATTGTTTCGGGAGCATTTGACTATAATACAGTCATAAGAAGGGTAGTAACGCAGCTGACCAATAGCGGGCTACGGCAGATCGATTATGCATCCGGAAGAGCAAACCGAATCGATGTGGCAGCTCGTAGAGCCGTTATGACTGGGGTATCGCAACTGTCAGGAAAGATATCTGAAATGAACGCTGAAAAGCTCGGAACGGAGCATTTCGAGGTGGAATGGCACGCCGGAGCTCGTCCAACTCATGCGGTGTGGCAGGGCAGAGTATATAGCAAAGAAGAACTTACGACGGTGTGTGGTCTTGGAACTGTGACCGGGCTACTCGGTGCGAATTGTTATCATATGTATTATCCTTTTGTTCCCGGCATTTCTGTTCGGAACTGGACGGATGAATGGCTGGAAGAGCAGAATCGCAAGGAAAACACGCCGAAGAGCTTTAACGGTAAAGAATACACTCTTTACGAAGCAAAGCAACGGCAGAGGCAGATGGAAACTTGTATGCGGGCACAGCGTGAAAAGGTTGACCTTTTGAAGAAAGGCGGAGCTGATCCGGATGATACCATGATCGCAAGAGCGAAATATCAAGGGCAGTTGAATGAATATAGTCGGTTCTGTAAGAAGATGGGTCTGACAGAAGAAAGAGAGCGTATCTATTACGATATGCGCGGAAGAGTAGCCACAAATTCAAAGAAACAGAATGCGTGGTATACAGCTGACATGATTCGAAGTGCGGATAGAGATTCAAAGCAGTATTACCGGTACAGAAATATACTTGGAGATGATGTCGGCAGCCTTGCTGATTTCCGGCAGATGAAGTATAATGAACCTAAAGAGTTTAATTTGTTGACAGATTATAAAAATTCTGTTGCAAACGGAATGATATCCCCATTATCCGGATTTAAAAACTACAAAAAATTGCATGACAGAATAGAAAAAGAGCTTGTTGGCATGAAGACATCCAATGGGATAAAGATTTCAGGACAGAGCAAACATTTTATAGAACGTGTCATAGGTACAAAAGAAGACCCGAAGACCGAGAGACCAAGAAGTGGAGTTGATATTGAGGATATATGGTATGCACTTTTGTACGGGGAAGTCAGAACAAGAAAGAGAGATCCTGACAGTGTTAAATTTGTTACAGATAGGTGCATTGTATCGGTAAATCCCAATACAGGAATTTTAATTCAGTGTAATCCGCAGTAGGAGGCGACGATATGATCATAAAATTAAATAATGAGATGTCGAAACTTCTCTTAGAAGAAGTTGAAGATGCACAATCTTTGATTTTAAGCCAAAGGAAAATAGATTCTGATGCAAAAGAGTTAGAAGTGTCCGATATAAAAGAACTGCAACTTTTAGTAAACGATGAAATTGTATATAGAGGTTTAGATCATCAAGAAACTGTTAATAATTTAGGTAAGAAGTTGTATAGACTGTATGATGAAATTCTTCATCAGAGACATTCTAGTAATTAATACCATTCATTCTTCGGAGTGAGTGGTATTTTTATACCCATTTTTAAGAAAGGAGGATTGTCATGAAACTTTTTGAACAGGATGTAGGAAAGGAATGGTGATCCAGTTATCTCCCGTTGAGACGCAGGGTGACGCGTCTTATTTTATTGTCTTTTTCCGGCAGACGTAAAAGAACGGAAGAAAGGAGAGTGTAATATGAAGGCAGAATTTTTAAAAGGACTTGGATTGGAACAGGATGTTGTTGACAAAATCATGGCAGAAAATGGAAAGGACGTTGCTGCGGAACAGGCAAAGACTACAAAAGCCGAGGGAGAGCGTGACAATTACAAAGACCAGCTTGCAACTGCAACAGAATCTTTGGAAAAGTTCAAGGATGTAGATCCGGCAGCCATGCAGAGTGAAATTGAAAATTTGAACAAGCAGTTGAAGGATAAGGATGAAGAATACGCTGCAAAAGAAGCAGACCGCATTTTCTCCGATACCGTCAAAGAGGCTATCAAGTCAGCCGGTGGAAGAAATGAAAAAGCAGTCATGGCTATGCTTGATATGGAAGCATTGAAAGCATCAAAAAACCAGTCTGAGGACATTAAGAAGGCATTGGAAACCGTGAAGGAGTCCGATGCTTATTTGTTTGGTTCTGACGAACCATTTATGAACGCAGTCGGAGCAACCGGAGGCAGTGCTGATGTTGGCGGAGATAATCTGTCAGCAATCAGAGCAGCTATGGGACTTCCGACAAACAAATAATTTTTATTTTTAGAAAGAGAGAGGTAAAAAGATATGGCAAATACGATTGCATTAAGAAAAGCGTATGCTACTATGCTTGATGAAGTTTATAAACTGGCATCTCTTACAGCCGTTTTGGACGGACCGAACGAACTTGTAAAAGAGGGTGCGAACGCAAATGAAATTTTGATTCCGAAAATGACGATGTCCGGTCTTGCAAATTACAATAAGCAGACAGGATATGTTGCAGGTGACGTCACGCTTGAGTACGAGACTAAGAAGTGTACTTATGATCGTGGCCGTATGTTTACTGTAGATGCGATGGACAACATTGAATCTGCAGGTGTTGCCTTCGGGCGTCTTTCCGGAGAATTTTTGAGGACACAGGTCGTTCCGGAACTTGATGCTTGGAGACTTTCATCTTATGCAGGATATGCACCATCTACAAATAAGGTTGCGGAAGCGATTGCAGATGCGAAAGCTGGGATTGCAGCGATTAGAAAAGGCAAAACCGCTATTAAAAATGCGGAAGCAAAGCCGGAAACCTGTTATCTGTATATTTCTGCGGCACTCAAGGGAGATATTGAAGACCTTGATACAACGGCATCCAAGAAAGTTTTGGAAGGATGGGCAGGTGTGATTGAAGTTCCTGAGGGAAGATTTTATGACAAAGTGACTCTTACAGCTTCTGGAGCCGGTGGATTTACAACAACAGGTGGTAAAAAGATTGATTTCTTAATTGTTGACAAGAATGCAGTAATTCAGAATCAGAAACACACTGTATCTAAGATTATTACACCGGATGCGAACCAGGATGCAGATGCTTGGAAGTTTGGATATCGTACCGTAGGTATCGCAGAAGCGAAAGATAATAAGAAAGTGGCTATCTATGTGCATACTGCAGCAGCATAAGAATGGGGGATCGTATGCAGGAAGTGATTTACAATTATTATACGGATCATTATGGAGGGCGTGTGATCCCTGAAAATGAATTCTCGTATGTAATCAAAAAAGCGGAAATGTATCTGCATTCGTTCACTTTTAATCAACTCGAAGGACAGCCTTATGACAACATTGTAAAGAATTGTCTCTGCGATATGGCGGAGGCAATCTACAAAGTTGAGAAACAGGGAGATGAGAGTATCAAGAAGTCGGAGAGCACGGACGGATATTCCGTATCTTATGTAACTGAGATTGCAGACGGTCAGAACCCGCAAGAAGTGTTACGCAAGAAACTGTACGGTGTTGCGGAATGTTATTTGATGAATACCGGATTTTTATATCTGGGGGTGGAGTAATGCTGACTAATACGGGTATTACGATCTTCAATGCGTTTTCGGATAAGAAGTCTAAGAAAATCGTGTATGTTCCTCATTACATTGACGCCGTATGGTTTCATGCGGATCAGAAGACAGAGATTGTAAATGGTGGGTTGAACAGTGCTGATGCGTACAAAATTCGCATACCGTATGAGAAATGCGAAAACTGGATTTCAGCGTCAGAATTCCGGAAGAGCAGTGGCGTCTCAGGCAAATGGACTGTGCAGAATGGTGACTTCTTTATGATTGGAAGATGGACAGGGGAAAACGTGAGCGGTATTGATGAGATACGCAAAAATGCAGTCGGCATTGTCGGTAAAGTATTGAATCATTCCGAGAATTTCTTCGGCGGTTCAAAGCACATCCGGATAGGAGGGGGATCTTAATGGGGGCACGAATCAGAATGCAGATAGACCCTGCAGATAAAATCTTGCTCAAGAGAAGTCTGAACAAGAACGGGGAAGGACAGAGGTTCTTTACCCATGAAGTACGCAGATTATCCGATCCATACGTTCCGAAACGATCCGGTAAGTTAAAGGATACGGCGGTAGAAACAAAAACAAGCATTACCTATAACACTCCTTATGCGAGAAGGCAGTATTACGAGCATAAAGGTGATGGGTTGCGTGGATCGCATTGGACAGAGCGTATGTGGGCAGACCGCGGCAAGGAAATTGTTCGGGAGGTAGCTGCTTTTTGTGGAGGTAAGGCAAAATGAGCGTAGCGGTAAAGGTAAAGGAATTTATAGAAACCTGCCCTTTTCTGAAAGAATTCGAGCAGGCAACATTCCCAGTAGTGAATATGGATGTACTCGAAGATCAACCAACGATGTACAGCATTGAAGAAACTCCGGCAGACCCGATCGTAAAGAGGTATGCAAATGGAGATTCCGTGAGGCAGTATGTATTTTCACTGTGCTCCAGAGAACTGTATGGACCGGCAGAAAATGAGGACACTGCGAAGTTTTATGAGAAATTCTCTGACTGGCTGGAGGACTGCACAAGAGAGGGAATTCTTCCGGTATTATCCGGTCAGTTACAGAGTAAATCAATCAGGGCAACAACAAACGGTTATCTATACGATAATGAGGGAACAAGTTGCCAATACAGGATACAATGTCAATTTATTTATTTTAAACGGAGGTAGAACAATGGGTAGTAGCGAAGTGACTCGTGTGATGGCAGCAGCTGTTACAGCAGGAACAAAAGGTGGAGTAGAACAAAGATATCAGCAGCCGGATTATATTGATGTGAGTGGGGGGACTGGGTCTCCGCAGTATGAACTGCTTGGGTTTGGAGTAACGCAGTTGGATAATTCTCCAGCGGCGAAGACATCTTCTAAAAGATACGTGAATCAGAAGTCAGCAACGCAGTCCATAGGATCTTATGAATGGACAGCACCATTGGAATTTGACTTGATCCGTTCGGAAAAAGCAATCGCCTTTATTGTAGACATCGGAGAGAATGAGAAAACCGGAGCAGAAGCAGAAACACTGTATGTGAAAGTCTATATGAACAAACCGGTTGCTGATAAACAGAATACATTCGAAGCAAAGCGCAGAAGAGTGGCAATCGAAGTTGCTGACTTTTCAGACAATGACGGAGAGATTCAGGGTTCTGGAAATCTTCTCGCTGTATCTGACTGGGTAGAGGGATCGTTCGACACAACGACAAAGACATTCACGGAAAAAGGCGCTGCGGCGTAATTTTGATATGATCTGAGAAAGGAGATATGCGAGATGCAGATTCGTGGAGTAGAGCTAGATTTTCGTTTATACGATGAAGATAAGGCGGATGTGAAAAATCGGTATTTTGAAGAACTGAAGAAAATGGGTGAAATCAAAAAAGAAATGCCGTCCGGTACTGAGGCAGAAAAAAACAGATATCTCTGCAGCAGGATTAAGGGTATGTTTGACAATGTATTCGGTGAAGGTACCGGGGAAGCGGTATGTGGAGACGGAAATGATCTGCTCATGCACTTGGATGCTTATGGGCAGCTTGTCACGGAGCAGATTCGACAAAATGAAGTTTATGAAAGAGTGATGGATTCACTGAAGAAGGTCGGCAAGTTTCCGGCTCTGAGATCATGAGCACCTTAACAGATTCTTTCCCGGAGAGTGTAACAGTGAGCGGTGTGGAATATCCGATACATGCGGATTTCCACACTGTTTTACGTTGCTTTGAAATACAGGGAAGAAAAGCGGAACTGTCAGAGGATGATCTTCTTTTCATGCTGAGATTGTTTTACAACGTAAAGCGGATGACCGTAACGGAAGAGCATATCGATCGGATGTTCTGGTTCTTTTCGTGCGGAAGGGAAAAGGAGAAAAAGAAATTTCCGAGGAAGATTGCAGGGATCAATGACAAGCAGCCGTTTGACTTTGAGGAAGACGCAGATCTGATCTATGCGGGATTTATGCAGCAGTACGGAATCGATCTACAGGAATCCAGTATGCACTGGTGGAAATTCATGATTCTTCTAGAAAACCTTGGAAACGGTACGAGGTTGCAAAAGGTGATGGAGTACCGGACGATCGACACAGGGAATAAGAATCTATCCAAAACCGAACAGGAATTTTACCGAGCGATGCAGAGATATTATGGATTAGAACAAAAACTTCCACCGATGAGCGAAAAGGAAAGATTGATTGAAGAAGCGCTGATTCACGGAGGAGATGTGAGCAAATTGCTGTAGAAAACAAATGAGATTCCTTGTCTTTCATTGTGAGCACTGGTATAATCAAAGCGTGGTGTGGAAGGAATGAGAAATGGAGGAAAAAGTAAATGAAAAAATTTTTGAGCGTGCTTCTGGCGGCATGCTTGTGCTGCGGAATGCTGGCAGGATGCGGGAAAGAGAAAAGTATTACAAATGATTTTGATTCAAGTACGAATCAAAATGAAAATATAGCAGGGTATTCTTTTGAAGTGCCAGAAGCGTGGGAGAAAGGAGAAAAATTCACTGAAAATACACTCTATTTTTACCCTTCTCAAGGTATGTTGACGGTAATGTATTCTGAGTCAGAGGTAAGTATTCTTAATGATAGTGATAGAGAATCATTTATAGAGGGGATGGCATCCGGCTTTGAAGAGTTTAAATTGGTCAATGAATCCGAGACAGTTGTTAATGATGAGAAAGCTTACAAATTTGAGATGAAAGTCAAAATGGCAGGAGACGATTATTCGGTATCAATGGTGACTTTTGATTGCGGATTTGGACTTGTGAGTTTTATGCTGGGGACTCTGCAAACTTCTGATGAAGATTACAGCGCAGATTTTGACAAGGTACTGCAAAGTATAGAAAAACCGTTACCATTTACAAAGACAATAGACGATGTATGTTTTATGTATTCTATGTTACAGTCATCGGATGAATATAGTTTTGTTTCTGAAGGAGTACAAGAAGCGTCTGATGGGTCTACAATGGAGATTCTTTATGAATCAGAAAATGGTGCGATGATAACTATTTTGGGGGACGAAGATGAAAACTTGACTTTAGTATCAGTATCGGCAGAGGGAGAAGAATATTTTTCATCAATGTGTGTAATGGCACTAATAGGATCAGGAGTATATAACAATAATTCTTCAAAAGAAATTCCATTGAACTTATCTGCGGATAGCTTGAAAGAGTTAGGAACAGAGCCTACAGATGCTATAATCGAAGTGGCAAACGGAATCTCATACTTCCTTCAAAAAAATGATGACGGAAGCTATCGAATGATAATACAGCGCGACGCAGAAACTAAGGAAGATTATTTGCATTAGAAGAAAAATGTATGCCAAGAGAAGATGGCTTAAAACAGCATAATGATAATTAGAACATCTATCAGAAATGGTAGGTGTTCTTTTTATACAAAAATTCAGAAAGGTAGGTGAAATAAATGGCAGACGGAAAAGTTGTAATCGAAACCGATTTGGATTCGTCGGGGATAGAAAAAGGGTTAAAAAATACCGAAAAATCAATGAAGGCTCAAGCGGCAACTCTTGCGGCAGAATATCGGAAACAGGGGATGAATGCGAGCGATGCATTCAAAAAAGCGTGGAGTGAAATTGAGCGATCATCTGGTATGTCGTCAACTTCTGCATATAAGCATTGGGAGTGGTCGAGTATCAGTATCAGTGGTGCGGTGGAACGCATAAGCAATGTTGCTAAAAAAGGATTAAAAGTAGCAGCCGCCGCAATAACAGGAACAGCGACGGCACTTGCCGGAGTCGCAACTGCGGCAGCCAAAACCGGTGCTGATTTTGAGTCGCAGATGTCGCGTGTAAAAGCAATTTCCGGTGCTACAGGAGAAGAATTTGAAAAGTTAAAGGCACAAGCGATCGAGCTTGGCGCAGAAACATCGTTTTCGGCATCACAGGCGGCAGAAGGGATGGAAAACCTTGCGGCGGCAGGATTTACGACAACGGAAACAATGGAGGCAATGCCGGGGCTTCTTGACTTGGCAGCGGCATCAGGAGAGGACTTGGCAAGTAGTTCTGACATTGCAGCGGCCGCCCTGCGAGGTTTCGGCATGGAGGCTTCAGAAGCGGGGCACGTTGCCGATGTGCTTGCGGAAAATGCGAACCGGACAAATTCATCTGTGGCAGAAACCGGAGAGGCGATGAAGTATGTAGCGCCTCTTGCACGGTCAGCAGGACTATCTTTTGAGGAGACTGCGGCGGCTATTGGTATTATGGCGAATGCCGGCATACAGGGAAGTCAAGCCGGAACAACGCTCCGCGGAGCAATTTCAAGATTGTCTAAGCCGACAGATGATATGCAGAACGCTATGGATGACCTAGGTATTTCTTTCTATGATGCAGATGGGAAAATGAAATCCTTGTCTGATCAGGTTGGAATGCTTCGGAATGCAATGGCCGGAATGACGGACGAGCAGAAGAATAATTACCTTGTTACTCTTTATGGGCAGGAATCGCTTTCGGGAATGTTGGCGTTGATCAATGAGGGCGAAGGTAAGATCAATGAACTGACAGCGTCTTATCGAACCTGTGACGGATCAGCGAAAGCTGCGGCTGAAACGATGCAGGATAACTTAAAAGGAGCGGTGGAGCAGCTTGGCGGATCAGCGGAAAGTCTTGCGATCGTCTTCTACGAAAAGGTGTCAGGAGGCTTAAAAGAGGCAGCACAAAGTGCAACAGAAAGTGTAAATAACATTACAGACGCATTGACAGACGGAGGAATTGCAGCGGCTGTGAATGTGGCGGGAAATGAATTTGCCGATCTTGCAGTAGCAGCGGCATCACATGCCCCGGAAATGATCGATGCGGCGGTTAGCTTTATCGAGTCGTTTGCATCCGGTATCGTAAACAATAAAGGAAAATTGCTTGGAGCTGCCGGGGATGTAGCAGACGCGCTGGCCAGTGGTTTGGCGGAGTTGCTTCCGAACAGTTTACGAAAACCGGCGGAAAAGGCGATTGATGCACTTTCCGAATCGTTGGAATCAGGCGGGTTAAAAAAAGCCGGGAAAACGGCTGTAAATACGTTAGAAAATGTAATCGATGTTGTTGGGAAACTGTCAGATGCTGCGCTTCCTCCGCTTACGAAAACCTTAGATTTTGCCGGAGATCACTTGGATTTGCTTGCCGCATCTGCAACAACAGCTTTTGTAGCATTTAAAGGCTATAAGGTATTGACAAGTGCAAATAAAGCAGCCAAAACTTTGGCAGCGACAGCGAAAATGTTGTCCGCGGCAGAAAAAGCGAATGCTCTTCAAGTTCTTGCAGCCTCTGGAGCACTGACAGCAAAAGAGATGATTGTTGGCGTGTGCACCGGAAAGATTAAACTTGCGACGGCGGCGCAGGCTGCTTGGAACGCCGTCATGAAGGCAAACCCGATCGGACTGCTCGTTACTGCAATCGGGGCTCTTGTTGCTGGAATCGGCGCGTATGCACTTACTCAGAAGAGCGCCGCATCTGCTACAGGAGAACTAACGGAGAAGCAAAAAGAAAATATCGAAGCGTCTAAAGAAGCAATTAAAAACATTGAGGAAGAGGCAGCAGCACGTCAGAAAACGATTAACGCCAGCACAGTGGAAATAGATCAAGCTGAGTCCTTATGGAACGAGCTGACAAAAATCACCGATGAAAATGGGCGTGTAAAGGACGGTTATGAGGCAAGGGCGAATTATATCGCCGGTGAACTGTCGAGCGCGCTTGGAATGGAGATTGCCCTGACAGATGGGGTGATCGGTAATTATCAGCAGCTTACGGGATCAATCCATGATCTGATTGCCGCGAAAAAAGCACAGGCGGTTATGGATTCGATGGAAAGCGAATATGCACAGGCAATCCAAGAGCAGGCTGAAAATGTAGCAAAACTGGCGCAGTCCTACAATGATGTAAACCGACTCCAAGATGAGAAGCTTGCACTGGAAGCAGAGGCGGCAGAATTAGCGAAATCGACAAACTATGCGGATGCAAGCAGGTACGCTGAAATCAAAGATGAATTGCAGGGCGTCAATAATAAGCTGAAAGAACAAAAAGCGGCTTTCGATGTAAATCAAGCGGCTGTGAAAGATAATCAGAAAGTGATTGCTGATTACAACAAACTGACAGAGGCTGTTATGAGTGGCAGTACAGAGGAAATTAACAGCGCATTGGCGGAAATACAAAGCGGACTGGATACGACTTTGGATTCCGGGTCAAAAGCAGCTCTTGAACAGGCGCAGACAACTGGGGATTCTTTATTGTCGATCCTTACGGCGCAGGAGCAAGGGCTTGCAGAGGTGCAGCAGTCTACGATTGATAGTACTGCGGATGCGATGGGAGTTGCACTTAATACAATCGGATCATCTTCCGAAAATATGAAATCGTTGCTTGAAAGTGTCGGTGCAGATGGCGCACAGAAATTGCTTACCGCGATGAAAAATGCAGATCTTGAAGGGAACTTAAGCGAGGAAGCGAAAAGCGGAATGCAGGCGATGATCGCGGCAATCGAAAGCGAGGATGGAACACTTAAGTCAACCGGTAAGGATTCGGCGTCAAAATATGCGGAAGGAATGGAGAGCCAGTCGGAACGCGCAAAGACGGCAGGTAGAACAATCAACGACAGCGCAGATTCAGGGGCAAGGTCAAAGACAGGATATGATGCAGGATACGGGTTTGGTTCAGGATTTGTGTCCGGAATCCAAGCGTGGGTCGGTCAGGGGGTTGTGGCAGCCGCAAACTTGGCGGCACAAGCGTTAGAGTCTGCAAAAACAACGATCGACTCCCATTCCCCTTCAAAAGAAACGATGAAGCTCGGCAAGTATTTCGGGCAGGGTTTTGAGCTTGGAATTGCCGGTGAGAAAAAGCGTGTAGGAAATGCATCGAAGGAGCTTGCAAATGTAGCGCTGCAATCGCTTGATATGTCCAGTGTGACAGATCGGATGAGAGAAACGATGGCGTTGAATGCTGCGAGGGTAACAAGATCCTTTGGAATTGAAACAAACAGTATGATCTTAAATAAACACCAGGCGGAAATGATGCTGCACTTATCCGATACAGAAATAAATCGGCTTGCAAAAGCGGTTGGGAAATATACTGCAGCAGTAGTGCAGAAACAAAAGCCTGCGCCAATTTATTTGGGAACAGAGAGGATCGACAAGTCACTGCCGAAAGGAGCGATACCACGGATATGATAAAAGCATACTATGAAAATTCTAAAGGAGAAATACTGAATCTGCTGTCTTATCCATTTCTTACCGCAGAGGCTGATTGGTTTGACGCAGAATGGGAGGATGATGTCGGGGGATTTATCAGGACAGTGCAGCTTGATGTTTTTGGGAAGAATGAGGAGGATGTATCCCAAAATATGGAGCAGTTATATCGTGTTCTTGGTGCGGATGCCGAAGCTGGAAAATTTGGAAAGCTGTATGTGAATGATACATATCTCCCATGCAGGATCAAAGCGTCGAAGAAGGTCACTTGGAAGTCATTTACTGTAATCGAAACCGAACTGTCATTTACGGCAGAAAAGTTATCATGGGTGATGGTGGAAAGCAGGTCATTTTATCCGCAGACAGAAGCCAGTGCTTTAGAAGGCTTGAATTTTCCGTTTAATTTTCTTTTTGATTTTACGGACGCGCGAAAAGGAACTGCAGTATGGGAAGTTGATCATATCGGATCAAACGATTATCAGATGATAGTGTATGGTCCGTGTTTGAATCCACGTATCTTAATTAATGAGCAAATTATTGAAGTTTTTGTGACGCTCGAAAAGGAAGAGTATATGATTATCGATAGCCGCGATTATACTGTGCAGAAATATCTCGTGAATGGAACAGTTCAAAACCTGTTTCATGATCGAGCTTTGGGAAAATCAATTTTTGAACAACTTCCGTCTGGTTTACTGAAGATCAACTGGTCGGGGGAATTCGGATTTGATCTTACTCTGTTCTTGGAGAGGAGGGAAGCAAAATGGTAATACTGGCTGATCAGGAGTTGCGGGAACTTGGTGTGATAAAAGATTCCAACATAACAGTAGATCTTAATGGCGACAGGACATTTTCTGTACAGATTGCCCGGAGTAACTGGCGTGAGGAACTTACATTTTCCAGTCTTATCTACATTATGGGTACTGAATACGGCGGGATCATCGGCGAGATCCTGACAGATACCACGCTAGACTACGTGGAGGCGAAAGGTTTGTCTTGGCGGGGACGTCTCGCAAAGAAGATCATAGAGCCACCTGTCGGATCAGACTATAAGACCGTATCCGGCGAACTGCATACAGTCATGAAAGAACTGATAGAGCCCGAATTTGACGGGCTCTTTGTTGTGTCACAGGAAGATACCGGGGTGACTGTCAGCAATTATCAGTTTGATCGATACTGCACCTTATACGATGGTATTGTGAAGATGTTGAAAAGCAAAGGGTACCGGTTGCAATTATCATTCCGCCGGGAACAGAACGAGCTGGGATATCTCTATATTGAAGCAGTTCCGATCGTGGATTACTCGAACCGAGTCGAGCTGTCCAAAGACTGCAAGCTTAACTATACGATGGATGATAAGCGCGATGGCGTGAATCACCTGATCGTGACAGGAAAAGGAGAATTACAGGACCGAAATATCCTGCATCTGTATGTACAGGAGAATGGTGAGATCGGGACGAAGAAGCATTACACCGGACTCCAGGAGATTGCAGAAGTTTATGAAAATACTTCGACAGAAACGGATGAGCTTATGTCCGCCGCAGAAGATCGGCTTCGATCCTTGGCAGGGAAGAAGACGTTCAAAATGGATGTCGCAAAACTCGGGATAGATGTGGGTATCGGTGATATTGTAGGCGGCAGGGATTATCTGACAGGATTATATATGGCGAAACCGGTGGAAAATATCGTTTACGAGATTATAAACGACGTTGAGTCAAAAACATATAAATTGGAAGGAGACGGCGAAGAATGAAAATAATGACAGGAAAAGCAGGAACACCACATGTTACCGCGCAGCAGTTTCGACAGTTCGTGGAGGGCACTGTGGGGCAGGAAAGTTATATTTTGACAAGCGGGGATCTCTTAGAGCCGGAACTTGTATCGAACAACAGCCTCAAAATCCGAAGCGGAATTATGAGTCACCACGGTAATTTATCTACGGTGGATTTAGGTACATACGACACAGTTACAATCAGAAATGGATCACAGGGAATGAAGCGAATTGATCTCGTTGTGAACAGGTATACCAAAAACAATGAGACCGGGATTGAGAAAAATGAGTGGATTGTAATTATGGGAAATCCGACATCAGGATCCCCGTCAGTGCCGACATATACGCAAGGAAATTTACAGGAGGGGGATCTCGTTGACGATTGTCCGGTGTTTGAAGTGCACTTGAGCGGGATTAATGTAACAGATGTAAAGAAGATGTTAAAGGTTGTGCCATCAATCCCTACGATAAATAAAGATTTGTCGGAGTTACAGTTGTATCACGATAAAAAGACGCTCACACCGACTGATCTCGGATTGAACACTGGGATTTGGAAAGTAATAGCAAACAACTCTTACAAGATTGGTAACGCAATACATCTGAATATGGAAATCTACACAACCTCTATAATTGTTGCAAATAATGTGTACAACAATGCTTTTACGATACCGTCACAGTACCGACCGTTAATTGATACTGCTGTCAATGTAACTGCATCAGATGGAGCGTATAAAAATCCAGTTGCCTGTACCTCTTTAGCAAAAGCAAACGGCAATCTGTTTTTCTGCATCCCAAAAGCTACAAATAATTACCTTTTTATCGACGCTGAGTGGGAGTGTGCTTGATAATTAATTACTTTTTGGTGTATTTAATTGTAACGCATCTTTCCTATTGCGTATTCCAATCGGAGTCAGAAAACAGATCTTTTAGAAAGGAATGATAACATGAAACTTATTTTTAATGATGCAACTGATATGCCGATACAGTCATATGAAAAAATCGGTGGTGCGGTGCGATTCTTGACAATCGGAATTGCGCCGGAAAAGCTGAAAGAAATCTTTGAGGATGCAACAAAAACAAAGGTGATGAACGTCACAGAACGTGGGCAGATCATAGATACCTTGGAAAATTACACGGGATACGATCATACTGAGATATATCCGGGTGGAATTTATGGAGTTGTAAATAATAAAGCCGGTCTGTCAACAGAGGAGCGATTGGATGACATGGGGATTAAGTTGGAAACAGCGAAGCAGGACATAGAAGCACTGAAGGAAAACGGTGGCAACGGTGGAGCACCGGGAACGTATGCGTCTGTCTTTGCGATGGCTAAAATATCTGCAGAGAAAATTACAGATGATGAGCAGGCTCTTAAGGTAGCAGATCTGTACGATTTATGGAGCGGCGATGGAGTAGCCTACAAGACTGGAAAGTATATTACTTACCAAGATGCGCTATATAAGGTACTCCAAAACCATACATCTCAAGCGGACTGGGCGCCGGACACCGCCTCAAGTTTATATGCTAAGGTGCTTACAGATCCGACCGGAAAAGTATTGCCGT